ACCAGGTGGTTCTACAACTGGGTCAACACAGAATACTTTTGTCACTGGAAGTACTTTGAGTGGTGATACTTTAGTTTTAAGCAGAAATGATGGTGTTGAGTTAACAACAGATTTAAATTCTTTGTTGAGTGGTAAAACAGATAACACAACATTCAACACATACACAGCTAACACCCAAACAATATTAGATGGTAAAATAGATTCCGTGAATAACGTGGGTGGTACAAATGAATTCTTTAAAGATAAGAGTGGTAGTACATTAAACTTTAGGACACTTTCTGGTGGATCAAATACAACAGTTTCTACAGTAGGTGATGTTGTAAAAGTGGATGTTAATATACCAACCGATACTAACACATTTATCACAGGATTCACATACAATAACTCAAACGTGTTTACAATATCAAGAAATGATGGTGTAGATTTATCGACTTCTATAAATCAAATGACAGGGTTAACTGTTAACGGTAGTTTATCCGCAACAACTTATTTCGGAGATGGTTCTAATTTAACTGGGATATCTGTAGATGATAATTTTGTTACTGGGGGAACATTAAGTAGTGGTACATTAACATTAGGAAGGCAAAATGGTATTGTAACCATAACAGGTTTTACAGACGATGTGGATACATATGTGACAGGTGGTACCGTATCAGTAACCGCAACAAACGATAATAATGATGGTACTATAGGTTTATTTTATAAAAATTCTGAAGGTGTACCCCATACATTACCTTTTAAAGACACTTTTGTTACTGGTGGTACTTACGATAATAGTTCTTATACGATAGGATTTACTAAAAATGATTCTACAACGTTTGATATAAATTTAAATTCTTTAATTAGTTCAATAAGTGGGGACACATATATTGTTAGTGGTAATGCGAATGCCGCTACATCGGAATTAAGTTTCACAAATAATAGTGGGGGTACGTTTAATGTAACAAATTCAGCGGCTTTATTTTCGGACAATGATATTAATGTTACAGGGGGTACTTACAACCCATCTAATGGGTGTGTGACATTTAACACTAATAGTGGTACTACTTTTGATGTTTGTGGTTTTGTAACTGGTTTAACCGATTCTTATACAACAACTTCTTATTTAAGTGGTAGTGAAATTAGGTTCGATAATAACATACAAGGTGTTAATTACTATAATGTTGATTTAGATCCTTTATTAAGTGGTTTTACCACTGGTAACACACTGGAGGAGACGTTGTTATTAGGTAATGTTAGTAATGGTAATGACATTGTTATGAGTGAAGGTGATGATATAGTTTTCAAATACGCTGGATTTAATAACAATATAAATACAAACCCACTAACGTCTAATAGGACCATTTTATTTCAAGATAAAGACGGTGTTGTTGCTTTATTATCTGATACAACTGGACATACAGAGAATTTCTATGTAACTGGATTTACATATGACAATGCAAATACGTTTACAATTAGTAGAAACGATGGTGTTGATTTAAATTCTTCATTTAATACTGTTACAGGATTAACTGTTAATGGTGATTTAGATGTTACAGGTGACACAACACTTGGTCCACTAACTGCGACTAGTGTTACATCTAATTCCGCAATTAATGTATTTAATGAACATATCAATATAAGAGATAATTCTTATTTCTTACAAGGTAGAACGGTTGCTGATGTAAACGTATCTCTAATAGGTGTGGACAATCAAGATAGGGTATTTGTTGGTAATGCTGGGTACGATACATACATAGATAGTGATACTATTGTAGATGGTGTATTATCAGCACAAACCACATTCTTAACAACAACACCAACACTTAATAATTTAGCAACAGATGTATTAGTAAGAAATAGTAGTACGGGTGAAGTGGAGTATCGTCCAGTTAGTGGAATTACTCCTGACACGAATACTTTTGTAATATCTGGAACTTATGTAGATTCTACCGATACTTTAGCTTTATTAAGAAATGATGGTAATTTTGTTAATATAACAGGAATTACAGATACATTTGTAACAGGAACCACATTCGGCTCTAATCAAGCCACATTAAGTAGAAATGATGCTATTGATGTACTAAAGATAACTGGAGATACAAATGTGGTATTATCTAACCCATCAACAAATCAAGTAAAAATTGGTTTAGATTTAGGTATAAAATCAGGAACTGTAAGAGGCACTGATTTTACAGGAAGCCCTCTAACTATAAAGGTAACATTTACAACACCATACCCAGATACAGACTATAGTGTTAATGTAACTGGTTCAATTAATAGAAACTTTACCTTTGAAAGTAAAACCGCAGCCAGCTTTATTATAAGCTCAAATTCTAGTACTTCTTTTTCAGATGACGTAGACTGGTTTACAATAAAATATGGAGAACAATAAATTATAATATATGGGAACTTTTATAACATCAAACATACTTTCTGAAGGCGGCATTACTGGTAACACAGGAGTGTTTAGTGATACATTTTCAGGCCTTACTACTGAAGCAACTTTTTATGGTGATGGAAGCAGTTTAACAAATACACCTAGCCTTTATACTCAAAATAACACCGTTGGTTCAAACAGAACAGCAACCATTCTAGATTCACTAACTTGGTCAGGAGGTCAAGAAATAAGAACTGTAAACAGTAGGATATATAGAGAAATTACACAAGCCTCTGATTTACCAACGTCTTTAGTCGCAAACACCACATACATACTTAGAGGACAAATCACCACATCAACAAATCACACATGTAATGTAGATGGTGTTGAACTCATAGGTTTTAATAGAGATTTAGATGAAGTAGTTTGGTCAGGGACAGGAGCCTTTCTTACGCTAACTGATTGTAGTTTTAATATTGAAGGTATTAAATTTTCTAGCACTAATTCTGGAAATAGTATTTTAAGCGGTACAAACATATCTGCTTCGGGATATAACAATAATAGACTTAAAGTTTTAACTATAATAAACACTCAATTTAGAGGCACATATGATGTAATGGACATCAATGGTTATGACCTAGTTGACATCAATAATACATTGTTTTTTTATGTAAAAGCAACAAATTTTGGATTAAGATTTAGAGACACGTCTAAAGTTGAGATATCGTCTTGTGAATTAATTAGATGGTTTGATGAATCAACTATACCAACTCCTTCTGGATGGTCAACAGCTTCAATGATTGAGTTACAAAATAATAATTTAGCGTCATTTGGAGCAATTAACATTAATGGTTGTATTATACATCCACAACAAACACAAAACGGCATTGATGTTGGTACAGGTTCTAAAACTGGATTTGGGACAATAGCGGCAAATGCCTTTATAAATGCAGGCCTTACAACGGGAGAAGTTTTTTTACCAGTTATTTCAGCTGGACTACCTAACTATTCACTTTCATCAACAACAAGATTTGATGTTTACTCTAATCAAGGACTGTTAGACTCTAAGGCAGGGAGTATACATACATTGTCAAATAACACAACAGACACTTCTTTGACACAAAACACACCAACAATAGTTAATTCTGGTGGTAATACAATACAACAGGCAGGAGTTAGATTTAATGTTTCTTCTGATGGTAGAGCAACATACACTGGAACTAAGCAGTTGTATCTTTCTATACACATCACTTTAACCTATCTTAAACAAGGAAAAGGTACGGATGATTATCAGTTCTATATAGCTTTTAATGGTTCCGTAATACCAGCAAGTGTAACTCCGTTGAGAGACTTAGATGATGTAGAAGGGGGATTGTCATTGGTTTATGGAACATTGGTAAATACTGATGATTATATAGAGCTTTGGTGTGAAAACACATCTAGTGATGATGACATGTTAGTTACAAGTTACAAAATACTAATTAGGGAGTAAATGAAAGAACAGGCGTTCCCTGGTAGTGTGTATGGAGAAATAACTATTGAAGGCACTAAAAAAATAATAAATATTTTTAACGAATACTTTAATAATCCAAATGGTGTATTTTATGATTTAGGTTCTGGTAAGGGCGATTTAGCTATCAATATATCTAAGTTAACTAATGTTAGTAAGGTTTATGGAATTGAGTTGCATAAGGAAAGGTTTAATATCTCAAAAGATAAGCTACATACTTCTAATTTAAAAAATGTAACATTTTTGAATGATGATTTTTTAAATACAGATTTTTCAGATGCTACTATAATATTTTTTGCCAACGAAGGCATTCCTAGAGAGATAAGTAATAAAGTTTGGGACATGGTTCCGAAGGGTTGTCTTTTTATATGCGGAAGAAGATGTAGAGCTATAGAGAATAGGGGTAAGTATTTTAAAACAGAAAATATAGAAAAAACCTATACAAAGACTAGGGGTAATTGGTATATTATAAAGGGTGAGTAGTTATGGTAATACTTCATCACCATAAATGTCTATTTCGGTTTTACACTTATCTCTTATTAATTTTTCAACAAAAGCGAACATTTTTAAACCGTTTTTTTCACAATAATCTTTTAACAGTTTATGTGTTTTAGGTGTTATTTTTAGGTTTTTATCCCTTTTCATATAGCTTTTCTATATAAGTATGACAAAAGTATCTTTTTTTTCATACTTATTTTATGGTATATACCATAAAATAAATTTTTTGGGTTTTTATCTAATATTTATTATTATAAAATAACATAAAAGAAAAAAACATTTTTCAATGGCAGACAATAAAGTATATGTATCACCAGGTGTGTTTACATCAGAAAAAGATTTAACATTTGTAGCACAACAGGTTGGTGTTACTACATTGGGTATAGTTGGTGAGACTGTTAAAGGTCCAGCTTTCGAACCTATTTTTATAACAAACTATGAAGAGTATACCACAATATTCGGTGGACTAAATCCTAGAATATTCTTAAATGGTAAACCACAGTTTGAGGCTTCTTATATCGCTAAACAGTATTTAACGGAATCTAATCAGTTATTCGTAACTAGAATATTAGGTTTAACTGGTTATGACGCGGGAGCAGCTTGGGCAATTGTAGCAGACGCTAACTTTGACCCTAGTACGATATCAACAGGAAGTACTGGTGAGTTTACAGCTTCTTTCTCAGGAGCGGGAGCTACTTTAGAGTTCTTTGGATTTGCTGGAGCAGGAGCTACTGAAGCTGAAGAATTAATAGATGAGAATGGTGGTATTAATGTAAATCCTTATACAGGTGTTGGTACTAGTTTTTCATTACCAGGTGGTGGTGAGATATCATTCACCAAAACTAGTGGTGGTACTTTCACTGGTTCTAGTATTGGAGGTGAGGTTACTTTTATTACAGGACTTACTGGTACTATAAGTGGTGTGACAAGTACATTTACAGCAGACGCTTATGAAAATGTAGAAAATAAAGTATTAGCTATGGTAAGATCTAGAGCTGATGTTATTAGTGATGTTCTTTATTGGAGAACTGAACAATCGGCAACAGGTTTAGTTGGGGACTTTAGTCTAACTACTACAGACACTTTAGGTAACTTTACATTATCAGCTTCTAGTTCTGGGTTTACAAGTGTAGAGACTTATAAAGCCTCTCTAGATTCAACGAAAAGAAATTACCTACCTAGAGTTATTGGTCAGAGTTGTTCTGATAGAGATACTAGAATATGGGTGGAAGAAATTTATCCTAACATGTTAGCTGACTTAATCACTAACGGACAAATTTTAGGTCTTAAATCACAATTATTACATTTCAATACCTTTGATAATTACCAACAACAATGGCAAACACCTGAGACTCCTTGGATTGTTTCTGAATTACGTGGTAATAAAGTAGAGAAATTATTTAAATTAATTTCAATATCTGATGGTAGTGAAGCAAACAGAGAAATTAAAATATCAATACAAAGAATTAATTTAGAAGATAAGACTTTTGATATCGTTGTTAGAGAATTTAACGATTTAGATTCTAGACCACAGATATTAGAAAGATTTTCTAGATGTTCTTTAGACCCTAGTGATAACTCATTTATTGGAGAAAGAATCGGTACAGCTGATGGTGAGTATCCACTTAGAAGTAGATTTATCATGGTGGTTCTTAATCCTGACGCACCAACAGACGCTTTTCCATCAGGTTTCGAAGGTTATAGAGTTAGAGATTATGTTACTAGTGATTCATTAACCACAGCAGCGGCACCAGAATTAGAATATAAAAGTTCTTATGATTTAACTAATGATAAATTAAGAAAAGTTTACTTAGGTGTATCTGATACTGTTGGTATTGACCAAGACATGTTCGATTGGAAAGGTTATACTAACGACTCTTCTCCAAATCCATGGACAGCCACAACTAAAGGTTTCCATATGGATAGTGGAGCTACGATAGCGGGTGACTTTATAGTTGGTTGTTGTCCGTTTACTGACGCTTTAGCGATACAAGATACTGTTTATGAAAGTGTTAACGCTAGGAAATTCACATTAGTACCTTATTTAGGTTTTGATGGTTGGAATTGTCATAGAGAATCTAGTACAACACCTAGAACAAACACAGATAGATATAGAATAGGTAAAGCAGGTTTTACAGCTGGTTTAACCTCAACTGAGTTTAGTCAAATAGGTAATACTATTGGTACTTCAGATTACTACGCGTATTTAGAAGCTATACAAACCTTCCAAAATCCAGAAAGTGTAAATATTAACGTATTCACCACACCTGGAATCGACTTTCAATCTAACTTAAGTTTGGTTGATGAAACTATAGATATGGTTGAAGAGGATAGAGCTGATTCTATTTATCTTGTGACTTCTCCAGATGGAGCTGTTCAAGAAGATTCTTCATTCGACTTAAACGGTTTAGGTTTTAATACGATTGATAAACTAACTCCAGATGATATAGTAGATATTTTAGATGACGCGGATATCGACTCTAACTACACAGCCACTTATTGGCCATGGATTCAAATGAAAGATAATGAAAATTCAGTTAATATCTTCTTACCACCTACATTAGAGGTTGTGAAAGATATAGCACTTACTGATAACATAGCTTTCCCATGGTACGCAACAGCTGGTTACACAAGAGGTAGAACAGTAGCTATTCAACCGAGAATTAAATTAACTGAATCACAAAGGGATACACTTTATGAAGGTAGAATTAACCCAATGGCTTTCTATTCTGATGAAGGTACTTTAATATGGGGTAATAAAAACCTACAAGTTGCTGATTCAGCTTTAGATAGATTAAATATCAGAAGATTGTTATTACAGACTAGGAAATTAATTTCAGCGGTAGCGGTAAGATTGTTATTCGAACAAAATGACCAAATAGTTAGAAATCAATTCTTAAACTTAGTTAACCCAATCTTAGATAATATTAGAAGAGAAAGAGGTTTAGCAGACTTTAGAGTTCAACTTTCTAGTGACCCTGAAGAAATAGATAGAAACGAAATGAGAGGTAAGATATTTTTAAAACCAATCCCTACCTTAGAATTTATAATCTTAGAGTTTAACGTGACTCCAACTGGAGCTTCGTTTGATGATATCTAAGAAGTGAGATTAATAAATGGGGTTTACTAATAGTTTTCCCCATTTTAACATATTTATATTAAAAAAGAATATTATGTCAAAAATTGTAACAAAAAAACAGTTAGATTTAGTTATGGAGAATACCATAAAAGAAGCTGATTATATGATGGAAAATAAAGAAGAACTTAAACTAACCAAGTCACAGATGGATGAACTTCATAAAGAAGGTCACTGTATGTGTGATAATAAATGTGTAGTTTATACTGAAGATATCAAAGGTGATGACAAAAAAATGTTAGAACTTTTACAGAAATTAGCTTCAGAAAAAATGGATTGTGTTATTGTATCTAAAGAACAAATGGATATGTTACACAAAGATGGTAAGTGTGATTGTGATGATAATGTCACTCTTTCTTACGAAGATGAAATGAAAGAAGGTGATTATATGAACCACATGGAAGATGACATGAAAGCTGAAGGAGATGATTCACATGATGATAGTATGAAAGCTGAAGGTGAAATGACCGAAGAAATGTGTAACGAATGTGGTGGTACCATGGTAGAAGGAATTTGTGAAGGTGGTTGTGGTAGTATGAAAGAAGAGGATGTTGATGAAGGTAACGAATTCACTGGAGCTTTATCAGACGCTAGAGAAAAAGGTGAAGATACATTCAAGGTAGATGGTAAGACTTACAGAGTTGAAGAAGTTAAAGAGGGTGAAGAAAAAACTTCTGTGGAAGAATCAGTAACTAAATTAACTGAAGCTTTAAACGAAACAACTAACAAAGAAATTATAAAAGAAGATATGGACTTCTTCAATAAAATGATAAACTATAAAAAATAATATAAAAATGAAAAAAAGGTATAAAGTAACAAAAGAACAATTAGAGATGGTAGTCGAGTCTCTAGTTTCTGACAATTCTTTAGTGGAAAACAAAGAAGAAGTTTTAGAAGAAGGCATGTTTGATAGACTTAAAATGAAATTCAAATCTAAAATAGAATCATTTTTAGATAAATTAAGTCAATCAGATGACCCAAAAGTACAAGATGCTTTAGCTACAGTTAGAGCAACAGCTTCTAATGTAGAATCTGAAGATGTACCTACTGAAGAGATAGAAATAAGTCCAGAAGTTATGGAATCTATTTTAAAAATGGGTAATCTAATTAATGAATCAGTAAAAGGTAAAATGAGTAAGGTGGATAGATCTATCAATAGGATTAAAGAAATTGGTGGATGGGGTACTGCTGGTGCAGCCTTTGTAACTGCTGTAGGTGTTTTACTTAAAGCGGCTATGGGAGCAGGTCTGTACACACTTGGTTTACCAGTTGGTTTAGTAGTTATGATAATGTTAGCTATATTGGTACCTTCAGCCGTTATTGGTGGTTCTGCTACTAATAAAAGAACGAGAGATAAAACTGGTGATATTAGATACTAATAAAAAACCTTAAATATTAATTAAACCCTCACAATAACGTGGGGGTTTTTTTATTGGGCGAACTTCCCTTTCAATTCTTTTATCATATTGGATATCTCCAACATGTCATCGTCATACTCTTTTTGTATCGGTTTTATTTTAATAACTATGATTGAATGCCACACGATAAAATGTGAAAACAAGGAAAATAATAAAGGTAACTCAAATAACCAACCTAAGAATGCTTGAAATAGTAATAACCAAATAAAGATAATATTCAAACCATTTCTAATTATTGTTAGAAACAAAATACTTTTTAATATTTTTAATTTTTTCATATACAAATATAATAATTATTATTTAATTAACAAAATTATTTATTACCAAATGATTCATTGATTTTAAACTTTTCTATTTTTTCAAGGTTGTCTTTGTTTAGAACACCATTATCCTTACATTTTATAACAATGAACCAGTAATCATCTATTCTTTCCTTTCTTTTATTAGAAAAATGACCACATAAAAGTAAAACCGTAAAAGAGGCAATACCAAATAACATGGGTACAAAATATGGTAGACCCAACACCAACGATATTATCACCCCAAGTATTAAAATCCAAAAATGTTTTACAGTTTCCTTAACCTTATCTCCTTTGTGGTTAATATCGTCCACTATGATAGATATGTTTTTTATCATCTCTTCTTCTGTGAGACCTTTGTCCTCTACGTAATATTTTAAATCTGACATATTATTTTCTTATAAAATTAAAAAAATTATCCTAAAACACCTAATAATATTAATATTTTTTATTAAAAAGAGTGATATTTATATATAAATATAAATATTTTATATGAAAAAGTATGTTATTACTGAATCACAACTAAATTTGGTTAAAAGTAAATTACAAGAAAATAATCTTAGATCCTATGTATTTGATTGGGACGATAATATACTTTACATGCCTACCACCATTAAAATGGATGTTAGTACTTCTGGTGGGTGGGAACCTATTGATGTCTCTACTGAGGATTATTCTAAGGTTAGGACTGATTCTAATTATAGACTTAGGGATAACGACCCTAATATAGCTTTTAAGGATTTTAGAGATTCTAAATCATTTATCAGAGATATTAAAAAGGCTTTAGAAAATAAAATGTTTGCTCCTAGTTATGATAAATTTAAAGAAGCTCTTATTTTCGCGAACCCTTTCGGTATAAACACAGCTAGGTCACATAAACCTAAAACTTTACGGGATGGTGTTAAGTTTTTTATAGATAAAACTTTTACTGAAGAGGAAAAAGAAAAAATGGTTAGTAATATAAAGAAAAATGTGAGAAGTATTAAAGATTTAAATGATGAACAAACGATTGATTTTTATTTAGATGAGATGGGTGAATACTATCCAGTGTCATCTAAGGAGTTCGGTCAAAGGTTTGGTATTGATACGTCTCTCACAGCATCTAATCCAGAACACGCCAAAAAAATAGCTATCGAACATTTCATAAAAAAGGTGTTTGATAATGTAAAAACTTTGGTTAATAGTGATTATAAAAAAATGTCTTTAGGATTTTCAGATGATGATGTTAGAAACATTAGGTCTATGGAACTATTTATTGAGGAAGAACTTAATAAAATGTATCCAGAATTTCATTTTGTGGTTTATGATACCTCTGAGAAGGGTAAGAGAAAAATGGTAATAGAAAAAGAATGAAAAATTTAATACGTAAAATATTGAAAGAGGAAACAGAGGATTTTGATTGGGTTAGTGACGTAGACACTGAACAAGATTTTGAAGATTACTTTTATGGTGAAGGTGAATATAAAAGTAATAGAAGAAATGCACCAGGTATATACATCAAAAGAGATATAAAATGGTGGAGGAATTGGGTTATGAATGTGTACGGAGCTCATGCGGTAATTGAAGAAGATGTCGAGGAGTTTGCGGAGATGGTAAGAGAATTAGTTAATCCAATAGATGGGGGTAAGAAAGAATATACAATATTAGCTAATGATGTTTATGACTATGTTAGACCTCATCAAGGTAAAACTACTTTTCAAGAAAGTACTGGTGATATAAAGGATGCTTATGATTCTTTTGGTCTTTACGCTAATAATAATAATTTAAACATTTTACAGGTAATGGATGTATTTAATAGATGGTTAAATAAAAGAGAAAAAGAGGGAAGACCACTACATGTTGAAGATGGTCAAAGTTTTAATATAGACTAATGAATAAAATAAATTACATATTAAAAGATTTAATACTTGAATCACGTAGAAAGGATTTACTGAATAAGTATCGTGAATTATACGAAAAGGATTTTGAAAAAAATGGTGGTATAGAAATAGATGGTGGTGATTGGGATGATTTTAATTCTTTTGTGAGTGTGGTTGAAAATGCCATACCACACCCTAAGTATTTAGAATTTGCCTTAAAAAATATGTGTTGTGATGTCCGATGGGATTTACCTGATAAAATACTTAATCTGTTAGATGATTTCCATGAATTGTCGGAAAAAGGTTTTATAAAAAATAAAGACATATACTCTAAGGAATATAAGAATGATGTTGATTTTAAATTTTTAACCTCAGTAATAGGGGAAGCTAAAAAAATAGAAAGGGAAAAGGAGTTAAAAACAAAGTTAACTAGTGAGAGAGATGTTGTTTATAATGGTGATAGGTGGATGGTTATTGTTCCTAAATCACATTTAGCCTCTTGTAAGTATGGTGCTGGAACTAAGTGGTGTACCGCCAGTAAAAACGACCCAGGACATTTCGATGGTTACACAGATGACGCATTATTGTTTTATATTTTAGATAAAAATGAAATACCAACTACACAATCTATGGGTGAGGTAAATGATAATCTCATGTATAAAATAGCTATTAATTGGAGGTATCATTTCGATGATGGTGAAAACAAATACGTAGGTTATTCTATTTTAGATAGGGGTGAAGTAGAAATGTATGATATTAAAGATAATAGAATAAAAATATCACATATAATACCCTTACTACCGAAAGATATGGTTGACTCAATGGAAGATTATTATAGACAAATCATCCAATCTAAAAACAAAGAAAAACAAAAGAAGGACTTGGCTCTTAAACTTATACTAAATGATTTTCAACAAAAACTAGTTGATAGTGGTCTAGTTAGTAAATTTATGAGTAAACTAGAGAGAGATTTACCTAAAGAACAGGTAGTTAGACTTAACGGTGGTATCGATGAATTAGAAACAGATTCCTCAACACACACATTTTGGCTTACATTAAATGAATATACTTCAATGGAACACGATTTAGATGGTGGAATTCCCATTTATAGTGGTTTTGTTTTAGGTACACAAGAGATGACTGGTAAGGAACAATTTTTAGAAATAATGTTAACAGATGAGGAGGGTGTTAATTTAGAAGCCTATGAATTGGTTATGGACCCCAATGGGTTTGGGGATATTTTTGGTTCGAAATTTGTGAGAGGCATTAATCCTTCGTCCCCTAATTGGGAGAGGTGGTTAAATTTTTTAAATAAGAAAAAAGATGAATTTTTTAATACTAGACCCGAAATAATAATTAACAAACTATATAATAAAGTTGTAAATTTTATTAGAGATAACTCATGGACGAGAGAGTGGAGAGGTGAAAACGCTGGAAAAACGTATCATACAACATCAGATGGTGAGGTTTACTGGGTACCATCTAATTGTTCTTCTACATACGTATTTAAATATCCATTAAAAGAAGGTTCAATAACTCATAATTTCATAAAATATATTAAAGAAAATCCAGGTTCTACATCTAAACAATTTTATAATGATGTTTACCAACAAAAGTATTATCCAGGTTTAAATACGGCTTTAACCCCTAGTTTAAGAGACGCTGGTATTGTTAAAACAAAAAAAGGTACATACGGTGAGTTAAAATATTATTTAGGACCTAATTACAAAAAATGGACACAGGGAAGGGTACATAGATATAGGTTACAATGTATACCTATGAAATGGAAGAGTAGACGATGAGAAGTAAAATATTAAAAATATTGAAAGAGTCTGGTGACTTTGATTGGGCTGGTAATATACCTAGTTTCCTAGAGGTTTTACAACCAGTAAGTAATAGAAATCCTAAAGATATGTGGAGGATACATTTTAATTTGGGTTATGGTGAGGATTTTTCTAGATGGTCTTCGGATTGGGTACAATTTAATAATGATGAAAAATCTACAAAAAATTTACAATGGTTAATTAGATTAATTGAGTTTCAAGAAGATAATAAAGGTACTTTTGATTTGGGTGTTTTAGCTTCAGCATTTTTGGGTGGTCAAGAATGGATTATGGGTCCGTACTTAAGTGATTGGAAAGCTAAGGGTTATGATAAATTAGATTCAGTTGAACAAAAAGAGACAGCCGAAGAATGGATAGAGGAAATCTTACAAGATTATCATTTGTGGGATTTAGATGATTATTCGGGTAAACCAGCACCAGTTGAGGATTGGAAAGTAACCTATTTTGATAAAAATGGTGTGGAACATATTGTTAAGGTAAATAGTATTTAAAAAAAAAAGGACTTTTCAGTCCCTTTTTTTATCCAATAACCTCATCTATAATACCATAGTCTAATGCTTCTTTAGAACCTAACCACAAATCTCTTTGTGAATCCTTCTCAACCCTTTTAGCTGTTTTACCACAATACTTACCCAATAATTCAAATAAGGTTTTATTCACCTTTTCCCACTCATCGAATTGTATTCTAGCGTCTTGTATGTTACCACCTGCTCCACCACTTGATTGATGTAACATAGTTCTTGAGTGTGGTAAAGAAGCTCTCATACCTTTTGTACCAGCACCTAACAATACCGAACCCATAGAAGCAGCCATACCAGTATTAATTGTCTGTATATTTGTTGGGATGTAATTCATAACATCTACCATAGATAAACCAGCTTTTACACTCCCACCAGGACTATCTATATGCATTGTTATCGTTTTCTTTGGATCTTGTTGTGATAAATAAAGTAGTTGTGCTTGTACAGTTATAGCCATTCTATCATCCACTGGACCAGCACACCAAATTATTCTATCCATCATTAGTCTATCAAATACAGACATTACAGCCATATTTAATTGTCTTTCTTCTATAATTGTTGGGGTTACTGAAGCTGAAACATTTGGTGCCATAGATTGTAATTCTTGGTATGAATTAATCATCTTTTCGTTTAAACCTAAATGTTTTGTTGCGTATTTATTAAATTCTGACATGTTTTTTGAAATTTATTGTTTTTTTATAATCATAGTTTAATTATTATAATAAGTCAAATCAATTTTTTATAAAATACCTAATATTTATATAAAAAAGATTTATGTCATTAAACAGAGATAACAATGCTTTACTAGATTTATTAGATAATAAGATTGACTTAATAAAAAAGGATTTAATAGAAACCATTGATGAGTTAGATGGTTTGGAAAATAAATTAATACCAGAAAATCATTTATTGTTAGAGAAGGTATCACTGTGGAGTAAGGTTAAGTACGGACTATCAAAATTAGGTAGATATAAAGCTGGGGGTAAGATTTTAGGTAAACGAAAAATAGATCAAGAGACCGCAGCTAAAATAGTTAGAATATTAGATAAAAAGGGGAATGAGTCTTTAAAAGAATTAGATTCTTTAGTAAAACAACAAAGTGCTAAGGGTAAGGGAGATTTCCCAAATAACCAAGACCCAGAAATATTTCTAAATATAATAGAGTCAATAGCTGCTGTTTACGATTCTATAGTGGAAGCTACTAAAAAGAAATCAGAAGAAAAAGGATTTTTACCAATAGACGCCGCTAATTCAATTATACTAGATTTAAGAGAGTATGTTAAGAAATTTTTAGATGTTGATTTATCAGCTTCTTACTCTGTGATGGATTCAGAAGAGGAAAGTGACAGTGAATTAATTGTGGATAATGAAACTATCGAAGAGGATAGGTCTAAAGATGTTAGAAAAAAATTACAATCTAAAGTAGGTAAGGACGCTGAGAAAATAGAGTCTCAAAGAATGAAGACACTAAAATCTTGGAAGTTACCTTTAGCTCTGTTGGGTACGGGGGCTTCTTTTGGGGCTTTAAGCTGGTTAATTCATTATCTTTTTGACCCTCAAGAAATTACTAAAATGTCACCTGAAGAAATAAGGTCGGCTAGTGAGGGTACTTTGGGTAATATTAAACCAGGTGAGGGGTTTACTCAAATAATGAACAGAACAATGGATATGGATTTAACACCAAGTTCAGATCCTAATGATGTTGTTGCTGGTTTATCTAAATTAGGTGATGGTGACCCAAATGTAGGTATAGATATAATCACACAAAAAGGTGGTATATTTCAAGACCCAGTTGCGGCTAAAGCAACTTTGAGTGAGATAGTTAGTAATCCAAATGGTCATGGAGACAACTTAGGTGAAGTATTTAAAGGTGATTGGGCAGGTACTGGAAAAAACGCTGGTGATACTTTAGTTACTGTACCAGGTGGTACTTTGAAAGGTATGGTTGTTAAAAGTATTATCAGATGGACAACTAAGAAAACCATTGTTGGTGGGAGTAAAATGTTAATAGCAGCACCGATACTTAAGATATTAGGTATTGCTTTATTTGGCGGTGGGGTTGTTGTTAAACTAATGAGAGAGAAGGGTAAGAGACAATCTAGGTCTAAAACTTTAAACGATTTATTACAATCATTACAACTAGTTAAACCAACTGACGAAAATCCACCTATTGTTGATATAGGTCCTGAAGACGAGGAAGACCCAGATGGAATCATTGATGAACCAAGAGGAGATGAAGAACCTAAAGGGGGTGAAGGAGATGAACCAAAAGGTGACGGTGATGGAGAAGGAGATGAACCACAAACTGGTGGTGGAGAGGGTGAACCGACTGGTGGTGTGAGTGGACCAGAGATACCTAGTGATTTCTTAGATGGTAATAGGAATATGCAGTTAGCTTATTTGTCTAAAAACTTTTTACCTGGTGGTAAGAGTTTGTGGGATAGATTAGGTTTAAAAGAAGGAACAGTTTTACCTTCTGGACTTTTTGATGCAGCTTTAGGTCAAGGTAAAGTAGACCAAGACAAGTATTTAAAAGCCTTTTTCAATAAACTAAAAAAAGACGGTGACTTACTTAAGGATACTAGTTTTGATAAATGGAAGAAAGGTTTATTTAAGAAAGATAATTTAGCTTTAGTCGCGTGGATTAGGAATACTAGAAAGGGTATTGGGTCGTTCTTTAAGAAACTCAGAGACGCGTTTCCAGAATTTGAGATTAGTACTAGAGCTAAGGCTGGTATTTCAAAACCTGGTGAAAGAGGTAAAGGAGCTGGAACAGCGGGTAGTATTAATAACTCAACAGATATTAGATACGATTTGATAATAGAAGCTGGTTTAGGTAGTACAGCTAATCAAGCTGGTTTTGATGAATCTACTTTCATGAAAAATTTACCACAATTTATGAAAATGTTAGCTTCAATGTATTACGGAGCTAAAGGTAGTAAGTTGTATTATAATGAGAAGGCTGTATTAGATAAATGTAAAAAATATGGTTGTAAATCAACATCATCGAAAGAGTTCGATAAAAGTGTATCAGATGATTACTATTTGGTAGATAATCGAGTGTTAGATAATGAAAACACTTTAAAAGAGGAAATAACAAGAATAAGACAATTAATGAAATAAAACAAAATTGTCGCATATTTATAATAAAAGATAATAAAAAAATAAAAACATAAACAATGGCAGATTTATTAATGAGAATGCCTGTTCCTTACGAACCAAAGAAAAAGAACAGGTTTATATTTAGATTCCCTACACCTCTTGGTATTCAAGAGTGGTTTGTAGCTTCTGGTTCTAGACCAGCGATTTCTATAGAGGAGGTGGCTATTCAATTCCTAAACACTGAGACATATGTAGCAGGTAGATTTAATTGGGAAAGTATTGATGTAACATTCCGTGACCCTATTGGTCCTTCAGCGGCTCAAGCTCTTATGGAGTGGGTTCGTTTACACGCAGAATCGGTAACAGGTCGTATGGGTTATGCAGCTGGTTATAAGAAGGATGTCGAATTAGAATTATTAGACCCTACTGGTGTTGTTATTGAAAAGTGGATACTACAAGGAACTATGTTAACAAACGTTAACTTTAACGACTTAGATTATGGTTCATCGGATGTCGCTGATATTAACGCTACTCTAAGATTTGATAGAGCTATACACGTATTTTAATAAAAAATTGGTTACTAAAAATAAAACCCTCTTTAATGGAGGGTTTTTTTATGCTTTGAATCGAACCAAAAAGTTCTACCGTTTTTATCTTTTATTTTTTCTTTTTTGGTGTAACACCTCATCCATTGTCTAAATGTTTGTTTGTCATTAAAGTATGGATTCATCCATTGTGATAATTGACCACCACCTAATTGATAAGCTTCTTCAACGACAGTGTCACATAATGATAACATGTTTTTATTTTTAATAGCTTCTCTAGCTGATACAAAAGGGTTTTGGTCCGACCTATCCAAGATTTCAGCTCTAAGGTAGTTGCCCATTCCGTTGAAGTATTTTTGGTCTAACATTAGTTCGTAAATTGGTTTGTCAAATATTTTTTTATGAGAATTATCATATAGGTTATTTACAAAATCTTCCCATTCAGTTAACATACAAGGACCTCTATTGTCAGACCATTCATCACTTTCTTTCCATCTAGAAAATCTTCTAACATCATACATACATAACTTACCACCGTTCACAGTTTCAAAAACTATGTGTGAATGTTTAGGTATACCACCTTTTTCTACGAAAACCCAATTACCAGACATACCCATTCCCATTAAAAAATTCTTATGTTCTTTGGTTTCTATGTCTTCAGTAACCAACATTAACTCTTTACCCCTACTAAAAGAATAAATTTTGAATTGTTTATATGATACGTTTAGGTTTGGATTTTTATTTTCTTTAGATTTTTCAACACTAACATATGTTTCGTCTTTACTAACATAGTTAATATATTCAGACATAATTTTAACTTCGGCTAATTCAGGCATTACTACTTATTTTTATTGATTATTTTTTCTATTTTTTCAACCATAGAATCGTCTAACTTCATTCTGCCACCAAACTCCATTTTTATAATTAGTAGTTTATTACTTATTGACGATATATCTGAAGTGTTTTTTTTTAACTTTGTTAACCTACCTTTTAATTCTAATAAAAGGTCTAATCCTTTATTAATTGTCATTTATCTTTTGTTATTGATTTAGTTCTTTAATCTTTTTCCTTACTTGGTACTCTTTTTCAAGTAAATTACTATACATAGTACTATCACACCATGGGTTTTTTTGTAATTCTATTATAGATTCTAATACTTTTTTAAAATCTTCCAATGTTTTTGGTGGTTCTATTATACCCATCCTATTAGTTTTCATCACCATCTCCCTCTACAATTGTAGAGTAGTTAGGTTTATTTGTTAATAATTCACTTTTAGAACCTTCATAAAAGTTTTCACCTAAAATACTATGAAGTTTAATACCTAAATTAAAAGCGTTTTGTACTTCTTCGACTACAACATATTCATCATCAGTGTGATACCTATGATAACCAGCAGCTAAGTTAAGACAAGCGAAGTTGAATTTTTCCATTAAAGGCCAAATGTCCGTATACGGATGTCTTTCCCAACTATTAACACCATGTTCTAATATTGGTCCAGAAACTTTTTCAGCGAAATCACTATTTTCAGAGAATAGTCTTTTACCCATCAAAGTTAAACTCATTGAATTACCTTTGGGTGAATCATATTGGATAGCGTAACCCACATCTTTAAAAAAGTTAGGGTCTGCTTGGTTTGAACCTATACACCCTATCTCTTCGGATACAAATAGAGCTACTTTCACATTTTCTAGTTTATCTAACATCTCCAAACAAAGATAAACACCACATTTATCATCACCACCAATACCAGATGGTCTCATCGTTTTGGAATCGATACCAGTTAATATAGTCTTACCTTCTTCTTCTAATTGAACGACTTTAAGATTTTTATTTACTCTATGTACCGTATCTGTGTGTGCCACGAAACAAGGGTAGTTTTCAGTATTACCTTTAGTAACATATAAATTACCAATACTATCTACATAATGTTCGTAACCCTTACCATCTAAAACCTCTCTTAGATAAGATATCATTAACTCTTCATTCCTAGAATATGTTGGTATCGCTAATACTTCTTTTAATCTGTTTAATTTAGTGTTTTCCATTTTTAAATCCTTTTAATTTTTAACAAATATAAGGATTAATATCCGATTAAACAAATTTTTTGTGATCTTTTTGCTAGCAAAAGCTTTTCTTTAAGCTTATATGTATATTATATTAAGTAAAAGCGCATTAAGAATATTGATCTAAAAGCTGCTTAAAAAAATAAAAACAAAATATTTATGAATGTAAATAGTATAACAAAAGTTTTATAAAAAATATTAATGGAAACACAAAATCAGACAACAGAAAGTAATAGTGTACAGGTAGAAGTACCTTACGACATTATCCCTCTACCCTCTAAAGGTTTACTTTACCCAGGTAAAAAATCTACTTTAGAAGTCGAATATTTAACAGCAATGGATGAAAATATTTTAACTTCTCCTAACCTTTTACAATCGGGTAAATTTATTGAGGTTCTAATGAAAAGAAAAATTAGGAAAGGACAAGTATCTCACGAAGATTTATTAATTGGGGATAGAAACTCTATTTTAATTTGGTTAAGAGCTACAGGTTATGGTGAAAAATACCCAGTGACTATACAAACACCAGATGGTTTAGAAATAGAAACAGAAGTAGATTTAACCACTTTAAAACAAAAAGAATTGGGTGCCGAACCAGATGATAATGGTTTGTTTGATTTTACCCTACCTCAAGCTAAAAAAAGAATCAAATTTAGGTTACTAACCGTAAAAGATGAAGATGAATTAACAAAAAGAGAAAAAGCTCAAGAAAAAAGAAAAGCTGAATTTTCTGATTCTTTAACACATAAGTTAGGTACACATATTATGAGTATTGATGGTAGGACAGATAAAGAATGGATACATAATTTTGTTAGAGTTATGCCAGCTAGGGATTCATTAGCTTTAAGGAGATACATCAACGATATTGAACCAGGTGTAGATTTATCTATTACAGTGGAGGGTCCTGGAGGTGACCCTATTGATACATTTCTTGTCCTTGGACCAGACTTTCTTTGGCCTGAGTTCGGATTATAAACCTTACTTAACCAATGAGATATTTATATGTACTAAACATATAGGTTTTACTAGGTCAGACATAATGTCAATGCCAGTGTGGGAAAGAAGGAATTATATAACTCAATTATTAGAGGAGAAAGAAGAAGAAAAAAAACAAATGGATAAAGCTAATAGTACATCATCTAGTGGTGGTGGAAAAAGAACTAGAAGAGTGTCTACTTAAGTCACTCTTTTTTTCTTTCTCGTATATTTATAATAAAAGAAAGTATGGACTTAAAATTAGGAAGTGTACTGAATTCAAGTGTTGATGATTTATTAATAAAAGAATTCTTCACTATAGGTAAGGGTGAGATATTCAAAGACTATGTACCAATACAATTTTTCAATAAACCAGTAAAGACAAAAATGGTACTTGACGGTATTGAGACAGAAGGGGAAATAACCTTAACTGCTGGTGATTACAATTCACACGAAAAAGGTGAAGGTAAACCCTTAGAAACGTATACTTTTAATTACATACCAATTCCAACATCAGATGGGAAAATAAAAAAGGGTGACGAGTTTATAATTAAAATTAAGGGTAGTGATATGTACAACCCAAGTATTAAAACTCCCGCACTTGAAATGGATAGAGGTTATAATACCTTAACCGATAAGGTAGGTACTGATAGTGATGATACAACTGAAAAAGAACAAGAAGAAAATAGTGATGAACAAAATGTATCTACAGATGAGGAAACTTTTAAAGATTTAGATTCTAGTTTAAAAAATCTAAAATCACAAACACCAAATCTAAAATCACTAAATATAAGTGGTAGAGGTGATAAAGACCCAAATTTTAGAAGAAATGTAGTTTTAAACTTTGCTAATTCTAGTAAAACAAATATTAAGATACAAGGAAAGTCTTTATTCGACATGTTAAAAAAACTTTCTGACGATAAAATAGTTGAAAAAGATGAGGTAAAATGGACAGACGAAGTATCAAAATTTTTCAATGATTTACTAAAATTATTTAACGAACTACATAAATGTTGTAAAGAGAATGAATTATATATAAGGATAAAAAAATTCTTAAAAGAATTATATGACGCTTTAAAAAGTGTTAGAGGTAAATACAAAGATGAAAAACAACGTGACTTAGCTTATACCAAAATAATTATGTCAATGAGTGATATTATAAGTTACATATCTAAAACTAGTAATTTCAGTAATCAAGGACAAAAAACAGAAAATATAATAAAAGAAGAACCTAAAGTTACAAAAATAACATTTAAAGATTTTAACACTAATAATTCGGAAGTTTTTGATAAAGCTAGGGATATGTTTGACAATGAGGCTATGAGTCCTAAAGAATTAGAAAGATTAGCTTTCAAACTTTACGGAAAAGACGCTGGTAAATTTTTCCCTAAACTATCTTTAAAATTTAGAGACATTAAAAACTTCATGGGTATTGGTGTTGGTGGTATACAAACTAGACAAGATAAGTTAGCCGATAAATATGGGATATATAACCTAGACTCTATGGTTGGAGGTAGTAGTTCTAAGAGTATGGAAAACACACCTAAATATAAATTAAAATTCGATACCGATGTAAACATTGAAGATGTTAAAAACGGAATTAAAATAAAAATTGATAGGGGAGAAGAAAAAATATTTAATTATAATCAATCTCAAAAAGTTTTAGTACATAAAACTAGTGGTAAAAAATTTCAAAACGTCAGTCAAATTTTTATAGAAATGGACAATAAACCAGAGGAAGGTAAATCTTATAATGAAAAAATAACTAAAATAATACCTATTAAAGGTGGGGTACTAGAGAAGAACCCAAACTACAAAGTTAGATTTACAATAGTAGACACCTCAAATAAATAATAAATTAAAAAAATAAAAAGTTGGCATTTAATCCTAAAGATCTTAACGCTTATAAAGAGTTTCTAAATACACAACAGAAAATTTCAGAGACAATTAGTAAAGGAACTAAATCTTTTGCTGTTGGAGCTAAAGATGCCTTAAAAGCTTCTAGAGATTTAAATAAAGTAAAAAAAGATTTAAATAGGTTAGAAAAAGAAGAGAAGAAACTTCAAGAAGATATAACTAAACTTGAGGGTGAACAATTAAGAATAGCTGAAGAAAAATTAAAGGCGGTACAACAAGAAAAGAAAGCTACCGAAGACATACTCAAAAAACAAGAAGCTCTATCCAAAGCTCTATCTAGTCAAGTAGGTAGTGTTAAAAATTTAGCAGTAGCCTTAGGTAGGGATACATACAAAGCTTTAAGTAAAGTAACTGTAAAAGCTAAAGAACTAGGTAAAGAATTCTCAGAGTATGATGATGCTATGAGAAGGACCGCCGTCAACATCGGTGTTGTTGGTAAACAGTTTAATCAAATGCGTAAAGAAGCTTATAAAGCTTCCTTGATGACACAAAGAATAGGTGTTAACGCAAAAGAACTTGTACAAAATTATGGTGAATATGTAGATGAGATAGGTAGATTGGTACCCTTATCTAGAAGTGCTGGTAAAGCATTAGCTTACATGGGACAAGGTACAGCTTTAGGAGCTCAAGGAGCTGCTCAGATGGCAGCTAGTTTAGATAACTTTGGTATGTCCATTGAAACTAGTGCTAAATTCGTGGAAGACATAGTTAATATGTCTGAAAAGATGGGTGTTAATTCTGGTAAAACATTAAAAATGTTAAATCAGAATTTATCTAAAGCAGCTACTATGAACTTTAATGGTGGTGTGAATGCAATGGCTAAAATGGCAGCAACCGCCGTCAAGTTAAAAGGGGACATGGCTAGTACACTAAGTTTCGCAGAAAGAATGTACCAACCTGAAGAAGCTATTAAAACCGCTGCTAGTTTCCAAATGTTAGGTGGAGCTATTGCTGGTATGGGTGATGGTTTACAACTAATGTCTAAATCTATGTTCGACCCATAAGGGCTTCAAAAAGATATAGCGAAAGCAGCTGCTTCTTTATTCAAAATGGAAGACGGACAAGCTAAAATATCAGGTGTCGCATCATCGAATAAGTTAAGGGTAATGGCTGAACAACTTAACATGTCAAAAGAGGAACTAGCCGCTCAAGGTCAAATATATAAAAAACAAGAACAAATAGGTAAATCACTTTCCCGTAGAGTAGATGGTGAAGCTAGAGAGTTTATTAAAACAATAGCGACTTTCGATAAAGACAAAGGAGCTTTTGTAGTAAAAGTTGGTGACGATGTAGTAAAAGTATCTAATTTACAAAAAGGGATAGCCGAAAGTTTATTGTCTGAGAACAAAACCTTAGAAAAAAGAGCAGAAGACGCACAAGGGTTTATGACTAGAATTAAAAATCTAATGGAGTCTTTAAAGAGTTTAGGTTTCGCTTTCTTTGCTGGTTTAGATAAAACTATGGGACCTATGTTAGACCGTTTAACGGGTAGGGGTGAAGGTACTTTAACTAGTTTCGCTG